CAAAATAAGGCAATTGGGGTAGACGTCAGAAAATGGATCTCTATTATTTCCCTCGCGGGATGGAGCAGCCCGGTAGCTCGCGAGGCTCATAACCTCGAGGTCGTCGGTTCAAATCCGGCTCCCGCAACTTCTCTGTTTGGTTAGGAAACTGACCGCAGTAGGTTATTTGAAGAAGCCGGTGTATTGCAGCAACGCAAAACACCGGCTTTTTTCGTATTTTCCTGCAATCTTCGGGGTCTCGAACACTCTCCAGAGACTCGATTCCCGGTCGCGACTCTCGCCAAAATAGACCCTCTCTGGGGGCCAATCAGAGACAAATACTCTCGGAGTCTCTGGGTTATGAAAACCACCGGGTTAACGACTCTGGGTTATGAACCTTCTGTCTCACTCGGGATTCTTTTTTTTCGCTGTTCTGCCTCACTAAGAGGCCCATTGTTGCGAACTTTCGCATTGGGTAATGGGACGCGCGTCGGCCATTTTGCATAGATAGATCTGGGAGGGGTGCCATTTCGGTTCCCTCAACGATCTTTCCATGGAGGCAGAACCATCGACGCTTACTCTCTCGACTCTCTTCCCGCCGACGACGGATTGTCGCGCGATCCCACGTCGGTTCGATTCCGATCGATCGCCGAAATCTTGCTGCGCGGTATCAAACGCTGCGTTGCTTTGGACGGTGACTCTGACCAGCTTTTGACGGAAGACGAACCTGTTTCGGGCAATCTCGGAGACTCTTCACCCGAGCCGCTTGATTTCGTTTTTGAGAAACCCCTCTCTGTGTCCGACGTCTCCGAAACACCGGGTTTTGGGGAAGAACGAGACATTCAGAACGGAGGTAGATCATGAGCAACGATGCGAGACACAGAGACATCGCAGCACTGTTGGCCAAAGGCGTGATTCGGGGCAAGAACCGGCAAACGGTCGCCAAGAAGATCGAGTCGCCGATTCAGACAGAACAGGACATCAGCAGCCTGCCGGCCAATCGTGTGAACAACGATTCAGAAGCTTCGCAGCCCCAATCGGAAAATGGAGGTGATCAATGAGCCCAAAGGTCACCCTCGAAATCGCCGAATTACATGACAAGACGGTCAATCAGTTGGCGCAACGCTACGAAGAGGTCTTCAAGGAAGAATGTCGCAGTAGGAACAAGCAGTACCTGATTCGGCGAATCGCCTGGCGACTGCAAGCGAATGAAGAAGGCGGACTCTCGCGAGCCGCCCTCAAGAAGGCAGCAGAACTTGCTGTCGATGCAGACACGCGAGTGACCGCTCCACGCAAGCACAGCTCGGACGGAGTGAAACTGGTTGTGCCAGAGCCGGACTCGTTCGTCGATTGGGACCCGCGACTGCCGCCGCCCGGCAACATCGTCGAGCGTCAATACAAAGGGAAGATGATTCGTGTGATCGTCTTGAAGGAAGGATTCGAATACGAAGGCCGACGCTACAAATCGCTTACGGCGATCGCAAAAGAAGTTAGCGGCTCGCACTGCAATGGATTTCTATTCTTTCGACTTGGGAGACGAGCATGAGTAACAAAACCCCACCCCGACCGAAAACCATTCGTTGCGCGATCTACACTCGCAAGTCCACAGAAGAAGGACTCGATCAACAGTTCAACTCGCTCGACGCCCAGCGCGAAGCAGCTGAAGCGTACATTCGCAGCCAGAAGTGTGAAGGCTGGGAGATCGTTTACGACCGTTACGACGACGGAGGCTTCTCAGGTGGAAATATCGAACGGCCAGCGCTCAAGCGGCTGACGGAAGACATCCAGGCTGGCAAGATCGACTGTGTTGTAGTCTACAAGGTCGATCGGCTCAGCCGATCGCTGCTCGACTTTGCCCAAGTGATGGGGACGTTCGATAAGTTCAACGTCTCGTTTGTTTCGGTGACGCAGCATTTCAACACGACACATTCGATGGGAAGGCTGACGCTGAATATCCTGCTTTCGTTTGCCCAATTCGAACGCGAGATCATCGGTGAACGCATCCGTGACAAGCTTGCTGCCCAATGCCGGCGCGGACAATGGACCGGTGGCTACCCGGTTCTGGGCTACGACGTCGACCGGAGCGCGCGAACACCGAAGCTGGTGATCAATCCTGAGGAAGCCACCAAGGTACGTCGTATCTTCTCGCTCTACCTCGAGATCAAAAACTTGTTGCCGGTAGTTGAAGAGCTAGACAAGCGTGGCTGGAGCAACAAACTGTGGCACTCCAAGAAAGGACTACCCAAGGGCGGACGTGCATTCGACAAATGCAGCGTGCATGCATTGCTGACCAACCCAATCTACTGCGGCAAGATCAAGCACAAGACGGATCTTTACCAAGGCCAACACCAAGCAATCGTCGATGACGAAATCTTTGATCGCGTTCAAGCACAGCTGCGTGAGAACGGCTTCAACCGTGGCAATCGCCTACCAAGCAAACATGGTGGCCTGCTCAAGGGCTTAATTCGATGTCCCGATTGCAACGTTGCGATGGTTCACAACATGACCAAACGCAACGCGATCGTTTATCGCTACTACACTTGCATCCGCGCGATCAAACGCGGTCGACAATCGTGCAAGCATCCGTCGCTCCCAGCAGGTGAAATCGAAGCGGCCGTCGTTGACCAGGTGCGAGAGATTTCCCGAGATACCAAGCTACGCGACGAGATCATTCGCCAGGCGATACTCGCTACACAACAAGGTCGATTAGAGCTTGAGTCGCATCACGTTCAACTCACTCGGCAATTGACACGTGATCATGGCGAGATTCGAGAGTTGGCTCTCGAACAGAATCCAAGCAGTTCACTCGCTCATCGCATCGCTGACTTACAGGAGCGAATCGCGAAAGCCGAGCTCGAGCTGGCCAAGGTAAATCGTCAACTCCGTGATCTCGATAAGCAACAAATGACGACCGAAGAGATCCAAGAGGCATTCATAGACTTCGATCGCATCTGGGACGCACTGACGACTCGCGAGCAATCGCAATTGTTGGCACTGCTGGTTTCGAAGGTCGAGTTTGATCAGAGCGATTGCACGATCGCGATTACATTCCACGCCAGCGGCATCGAGACGCTGGAACAACAATCACAGGAGGTTTAATGGTCACCGTAAAACGCAAACTGAACGTCAGCATCGCTTCGCGCGGCCGTATCGAGATTCGTCCTCACGATCCCAACGCGGAACCACCGCGACCAAGGCCTACCAACCGCGTGCCTCGTATCTCCAAGTTGATGGCACTCGCGATCCGCTTCGACGAAATGCTCCGCACTGGTGAAGTGTCTGACACGATCGAACTGGCACGGCGAGGTCACGTTACTCAACCGCGCATGAGCCAGATCATGGCGCTCAATCAACTCTCGCCTGAGATCCAGGAAGCGTTGCTCAATCTGCCTGCCACGAAGGGCAAGCCCGAGATCCACGAGAAGCGTTTGCGACCGATCGCGGCCATGCTTAATTGGGACGACCAACGGGAAGCGTGGCGAAAACTAGCAGGAGCAGCATCGGTAGAAATCGAAGACCCACGTGAATGAGTAACCATGCCGCGGCAAGAAGCCGATATAGTGCCAAATACCATTCGTGTGAACTTGCAGATGCCCTGTGGCGATCGAAGAGAAGTAAATTGCCGTGGGCATGCAAAGTATCACGTCGGGAGTTGCGTTCCCTTTCTCTTTTCCATTTCAGCTCGATACCTATCGTACTTTTCGACCAAGGTATCGGTTTGCTTGGGGTCAAACCGATTCTCAGTCCAACCGTGCACGTTGGCGAAGAGACCGTCGACTGCTACGCCCGGTGGATACATTTCGGACATCACCCATTCAGCACCACACTCGCGACGCAGGACCTCGCCAATGTAGGACGCCACACTCTGGATTGTCGTGTCGAACATGCAGCCTTCAGGGAAATACTTAGTGATGTAATCATCGAGCACTCGCAAACTGTCAGCCGTGTAGTCGAGTTCAATGTTCGAGCGCTCTTTCAAGATTTGAACCCACCCCTCCGCCGTTTCGATCTGCGATTGGTCCAAGCTGGACATTCGCAATTCAGGAGAAAAACTATTCAAGAACGCGCGATTTTGACTCGCATCTTCGCGGGGTGTTTCCTCCTGTTTAGGCATCGGGAAATCCCAACGCTCGGAAAAATCACCTTCCCAGATTTTGCCTTGGAGTTTGTTCTCGTCGAGAAATTGCTGAAGGTACTCAGGACCTTCGCTCGTTTGGACATCAAAGAATGATTCGGTTTCGGTGTGAACGATGTCTACTTGCCAAAGCTGTTTTTTGAAATCCTCCGAGTCTCTTTGCCAAATCGGATAACGAACACTGCCATCTATCGGATGTTTGGGTCGCTTGAAGACGTCAATGCCTTTCTTGTACGAGCCCCATATTCCGCAATTCCAAGCCCCCTCAGGGGGAGGAAGTGGATTCTTTGGATCCTTCGCGGCGGGACAATCAAACAATAGAATATCCGTCGCTGGTGATTCAAATAGATCGCAAAGACGATCGCATAGTTCAACAATCTGCTGGGCAGTGTGACTATCGAAGAAAAAGACAAGTCCCCTCGGGAACTGTAAACCACTATCAAAAAATTCGTTGTAGACTGCCTCTCCATTCAGTTGATATTGCAAAAACCTGTCATTGCGCCGTTCAAACATCCCTCGCGTAAATACGAAGGTGCTGTTCAGTCCGTCAATCACGCCAGGGGAATAGCAGCTACATTTGCTGTTGAGAAATGTCATTGCCCTGGTCATCAATTCACAACTCGATGGATCGTCATTCCAGTTCTCATCTGATTTCAACCAAATCTTATAACCACCGTTTTTCAATCGTTCAACGATCACAGTTCTTGCTAAATCTAACTGGGAAGGAACAGCAATGAAAAATTCGAGTCGACGGGCTACGGCCCGTTCAACGTGCAGTAAATCGATGGCATCAGCGACGTTAGAATAGACCCTTGCATATTTTATCTGGCCATATGCAATATCCACCGCATTCGAATCTGGCCTATGGCGAGTCATCCACGATTTGTACCCACCACCCTGAAAAAATTCATGCGTTGCCTTTTTTTTGAGCCCTAGTACTCGTGCAGTACTTTGCTGATCCACTACCACAAGGGCAGAAGTCAGCTTCCAATCAGTCGATATACTTGCCATTGGTCTGCCTACTATCTCCTTGCCTACAAGCCTAACTTGTAACGCAGCGGGTGGTCCATAACATGGAAAGACCTCGAAATTGTCGATGAGGTTTTGTTTCATTGCATCGTCGGCAGCATTCTTACCAAGGAACTTATCGATTGCAACCAACACACCATTTCTAAGCGCAGATTTGCGCTGAGGTTGGCTTCCAAAACGCCGTCGTGGAAGAGCCTGTCGATCAAGTCTGAGAAAATATTTCTGCCGATTTATCCTGCTGAATTTGAACTATTCAGGAGATTTCCATTTTCGCATGACCAGATGTGTCAATGAGGTAGCATTCAATACTCCCACTACATTAGTCAAAAGCTAGCAATCTGGAAACGCTGGTCTTAAACGAGTCTCAAGGATGCGTATCAACATGAGTGGAAGTGTAATCGCCTATGCCTACTTACAACCCAAAGCAACTCGGTGAACCAGAGGTCATCCGAGAAATCGATCCGACAGTTCTGTTTGAATTCTTGCAGCCGTTCGAAGGATATCTTCGATCGCGCGGACTTGTGATCAAAAAGGAAAGTCGAATCGACAACACTGCCATCGAGAAGATGGTAGATATCTTGACCAACCCTACGATGAAAACTCCACAAGCACTGCTGAATGCAGTTTTCTATGTGGAAGAGATGGCGACGCCATCGGCCGCCGACTTGTTGTTGAACGCGGCTCAGCAAGCCGGAATGCCTTTTGACGAAGAGGGTAAGCATTCGCTTGCCGACATCGTCATGCAGGTCTGGCTGTTTGATTCGAAGATAGTCGAAGCGCAGCACGCTTGGCATACTTGGAAAACGCCCAGGCGAATGGAGTGTTTCCAACCCGCGAATCTTACTGGTATCGCACCAATCGCAATCACGGAAGAGCGATTGGCCCAAGCGATCAAAGATGCTGGCGATTGGTTTGCCAAGCACAATCGTGGTCGCAAGCTGTTCATGACTCCTCGCTTCGTAGACAACGAAATCCAAATCAGCATTCGTCGCGGCGATCCGTTCAGCCGCAAATCGACGATCGACGACGATGGCATCGACACGATTACGTTTCGCGAGGCCCGCAAAGACTCGATGGTTTACTGCCTGAACGACGAAGTGTTGATGCTTAACTCGAGCCTCAAAAGCGCGTATCTAATATACTGTCGGATCTTCAGCACACTGCTCTACGACGATCCCTGTCACTTTGGACTTTCCACGCGATACACACTCGCGCCGTTATCCGAACTTGGCGAGGACGCTTTGTCGCCTGGTGACATTGATGCGATTGAAGAGATCGTGCTGATGAATTACTGCGTCCGCATGGGCGGGCCGTTCAATCGATATGTCATTCATGGAGCTGACGATTTCTTCGCAGACCTGAAATGGCGTGGCGGGTCGTTTCAGACAGAAGGTTCGTTGGATCGTGCGACCTTTCGAATCAAGTACCGTCATATCAAAGCACCGCGAACGCTGACGTTGTATGCGGGCAGTTCATCGTCATACACCCGAGATGAGAACGCTTACTACGCAGAGCAATGGATGTTGCTACGAAACTTCATCATGAAGACTGGTGCACGGGCTGCAAAAGGAGTGAACAAGGATGGCCAAGCTATGGCGAGCTATTGAGGAATCGCCACTGCTCATGGATGTCAATGAAGTTTGGCGTGAGCGGTTCGGGATGGAGTTTGAGCCGCTAAGCCGTTTTCTCGAGGCCACGCACATTGTTGCGACAAGATTGCCAGGCCACACTCCATGGTCGTCATTGAAGGTTGTCGGGAACGACGACAGCTTCGTGGCGTTCTGTGAAAATACCGGTGAATCGAAAGAGGTTCCCCGCGCCGATGTGATTTGTCATCAGCTCAACAGCAGGCAACTCGCAGCGGAGTTGAACGCTGCGCTCAGCCTGGGCCGAAAGCCGGAATGGCTCGACAATAGTCGCCGAGTCTGGTTCTTAGGTAACTTGTCACTAGAACTTCAGTCGAGGCCGGTCTACATGTCGCTGCACATTGCGAGCGACTTGAACACCGAAGCAATACACGTCGCAGCTGCTCACGCGAGATCCACGTTTCTATTGTTGGATCTCAACAGCAAACGACGTGACCAAAAGTTTGACGCGAGTGCCAAGATCGTCGATTGCAAGCCAGTCGAGATCGAACAACTCATCAGCGTGACCACAGATGGTCGTCTGTTAGCCAAGTCGAAATCGCGAGAACACATCGCATCGATACTGGGTGTGACGCTTGAAAGCCGCATGTCTGGCTACGTCTTCCAGCGCAAGGGTAAACATCGAATGCTCGCGTTCAACAGCGAGATCGAGATCACATCGGAAACGAACGGCACTTGGTACATCGAGCAACTGCTCGCCAAACCCAATGTTGCGTTTCGATGTACGCAACTCGAATCGTTACATGCGGGCTTAGCCGAGGAGACTTCTACGGGTTCGATGGGCGAAGTTGTCGACATGGAGACTCTCAAGGGTTACCGCGATCGCCTGCAGGATATCGACGAGGAGCTTGAGGAAGCGACCAGCTTCAACGATCCAGCGCGTCAGGAGAAGCTTGCCGACGAACGCCAGGCCATTCTAGATCAGATCAAATCGGCTCAAGGCCTCGGTGGTCGAGTTCGCCAGAAGTTCGATGCCGAACGTTCGCGGAAGACTGTTTGCAAAGCGATCTCACGAGCCATCGAAGCAATTGAGAAGGTGCATCCTGAACTGGGACTGCATCTCCACAAGTCCATCAATCTCGGGCTCGAGGTCAGTTACAGCTCAGACGTCGTCATCGACTGGTTGCTTTAGTAGCCCATGTTGAGTTTTTGAGCCTCATCAGCCAGTTCCTGAAGCGCGTCTTTGCTGCGACGCTCTTGTTGCTTCTTATACGCCAATACATCGCTAAATTTGACGCGTCGATTTCGGCCGACTTTACGGTGGCTGATGTCACCCAAGTCCAGAATCTTATTCAGGAAGGGTCTAGAGACATTCAAAATGTCAGCAGCTTGCTGGGTTGTTAGTTCATCATCCATGGGGATCAGCGTGAATGGCTTACCCTCTGACATCACCGAGAGGACCTTCATCAGCAGATTGAAGACGGCATCGGGAATCTCGATGGCCTCACCGTCGCCCTCACGATGCAAAGTGATCCGAGATTCTGGCGCGATCTCGCGAGCCAGCGTGCGGCTGAAAGCTTTGGCTTTTTCTATGTCTTTGTCCGATGGCACAAAAGTCTCGTCGAGAACTGCCATTTCAATCTCCTTTTTTGCTCACTAGGCCAGTTCCGTGACCATGAACCTCCTACCACATAACAGTAGATTTTTATCGAAACAAAGGCAATAGACGAAACAGTCGAAACAGGCGAAATGTTCGAATTCAGGGGCGGATTTCCAGGCAAAACCGGCAGTTTTCGTGAAATCCAAGGTTTTCCCAGGTGGGAAAACTGCATTCGGAACGAAAACTCGCCAACTCCGTAACGGGCTCTCGTAAGGCTGCCACGTGCGTAGAAGAAGTCCAAACGCTGGGTTTTGTTCCCTTTCCAAGTTGCGACACGTTCTGTCGCGATGCGACACGACTTGTCGCGGCTAGTTCTCGGTTGAGAGGACGTGAATCGCCCGACTGACCGTTACCTGCGTTTTCCGCGAGTCAGTCTCCGGCGCATTTCTGGTAACGGTCTGAGCGGCTGTGGTCATGCCATTCCTCCAACCGGAGGAAGAACTTTGACTGCATCTGAATACCAAACCCAGATGGTCACCTTTGCAATGGAACTGGCGAGTCGCATCTCGCTGCGTCTCGAACATCACATCTCGCTGACATCGTTCGAGATGGAGGACATCGAACAAGAGCTCCTCACCTACCTTCTTGAACGAGCCTCGCAATTCGATCCGACCAAAGGAACCGTCGAAGCCTTTGTGACGCGAATCATGCGGACGGCCGCCGCTAGACTCATCCGTGGATCGAATCGGCGACGCAGCAACCCACCGCCAGGTTATGTGGTCGACTCGCTTTGGAAGATGGTCGAGGGACCTGATCGCAAGTCCGAGGAACTCAACTGCGGGCTCACATCAACCGATGGCACTCGTCGCCTCCAGACGGAACCTCGCGACCCATTTCATGACGTCGAGTTGGCGGATGCCGTTGAACATCAGATCAACACTCTACCTCGCCGCTACCGTCGCATCGCGCGGCTTCTGCGAACGCACAACCAAAACGAGATCGCAAACAAACTCGGTTTATCGAAACGAAAAATTTCGCAGGTTTTGACAGGGATTCGTGAGCATTTTGCGAGTGTCGACTGGAGTGAATCCGGATTTTCTTGGGACGTCGTTTCTCCAAATTGCATAGCTAGTACTGGAGAGGACATCGTTTTTCAAACTACCCAAGAATCCGACATGGAGAAATCAGCATGAGCGCACCCGCCATGAATATCGAACAGCGCGTCACTATCTCGCTCGCTTTGCAGCGATACCTGCGAGCGGTCGAACGCCTCGAAGCAGCCTCGAACGAGTTCAACGAATCCTGCCAGATCATTCGGCAGGCACTTCCTCGTGAGAGCCGCTTCGTCGCCAACATCATGCACCAGCACTATCTGGTGACTAGCGACAACGAAGGCAACTTCGAGGTCGAGTCAGTCGACACGGTTTGATTCGCAACCTGTCATTCCCCGCTTCACCACCTCGCTGAAAGATCCGCAGGCGATGTCAACAAGACTTTTACCTCATGAACCCGGTGATCGGAAGTGCCTGAAATGCAACAAAACGTTTCGTTCCAAGAGTGCTGCTAACCGCATTTGCAAGAAGTGCTCGCAGATCAATGCGTCACTGAAGGTAAGTGAAGCTCAGCTCGCTCGGGAACGAGGCGAGAAACGCCTCAATGGCAATCTGATCGAAGAACCAGACATCTACGAGATGAACCGCTTCTAGGCATCTCTTTGACCAAAAGAACTCATCACAACACCGATTCATAAAAGCACCCATGTCCCAAGTCATTACACAGCCCGAAGCGAACGATAAGACGCTGCTGACCTATTCGGCGCTCAATACGTTTCGCAATTGTCCGCGAAAGTATAAGAACCGTTATCTCGATAATCTTCGACCGCGTGAGCGAGCAGAGGCGTTGTCGTTCGGCAGCGTGGTCCATACGGCGATCGAGCTTTGGTATCGGTCATCGGACGCCGATTCTCGGCTTCGTGATGTCCTCGCCTACATCGATGATGCCTTTGAAAATCGCGTGGTCGATTCCAACCAGATGGTTCAATGGCATTTGGCAACGGCGATGATCCGTGGTTACGCCGAACGTTACGCAACCGAAGAGTTCGAAATCGTCGAAGTTGAAAAAGAGTTCGTCGGCGAGATCCGCAATCCTGATACTGGCCGGCAGAGTCAGACGTTCCGTATCGCTGGCAAGGTTGATGGCATCGTTCGTTGCCACGATGGTTTGTATTTGCTCGAGCATAAGACTGCATCAACCGTTGATGCGAGTTATCTCGACAAGCTGTGGACCGACACTCAAATCGCCTTGTACTGCTATTACTTACGCGAACTTGGCTATCCGATCGTCGGCGTGATCTACAACGTTTTGCTGAAGAGTCGGCTTAAACAAGGCAAAGGCGAAACGCAGGAAGAGTATGAAGTTCGCCACGCGGAACTCGCGGCCAAAAACAAGAGCGGTAAATCGACTGCGAAACGTCAGATGCCTGAGACGGATGATGAGTTTCAGTCGCGAATGACGGAATGGTACTCACGTCCCGATGCGTTTCATCGCGAATTCATTTACCTCTCCGAAGATCGACTTGCCATGTTGCAAGACGAGGTCTGGGAGATCACGCAGCAGTACCTCGATGCCCGCCGGCGTGGCAAGTGGCTGCTCAACACTTCGAACTGTTTCTCGTACCAACGACCGTGCGAGTACTTGGCGTATTGCCAATCGGGATTCAATCCAAACGTCGCTGACAACCTGTACGAGATCGCTCTCCCTAACGAAGAGCTATCTCGTGTTGATTCTGGAGCACCCCAGTTCTGATTTGAAAGGAAACCTTGTTCATGACAATGACTTTACCAACCTCCAAGACCAAACCGACTACGGACTTGGCCAAGCAATCGATCTTACTTTACGGCGTGCCAAAGCTCGGCAAGAGCTCGTTCGCGTCACAGTTCCCGGAGGCCATGTTCTTCGAATGCGAACCAGGTCTTAATCACTTGGAAGTGTTCAAGGTGCCGACCTACTCGTGGGAAGCATTCTTGGAAGCTTGCAAGTTGCTGGCCAAGGGCGATCACAACTTTAAGACGCTGGTGATCGACACGGTCGACAACGCGTTCAAGATGTGTTCGGACTATGTCTGTGCCAAGCATGGCATTGAGTATGAAGGGGACATGGGGCACGGCAAAGGCTGGGCTCTGGTCAAGAACGAATGGCATCGCGTGCTGACTCGACTGGCCAGTTTGCCATACGGCTTGATCCTCATCTCGCACGCGGTCGACAAGACGATCGAAACGCGAACCGGGGAATACACCAAGACTACTCCAAGCTTGCCCGATCGCGCTCGCAACGTCGTGTTGGGCCTAGTCGACATCATCCTTTATGGCGACTCGGTCTCTCGTAAAGACGCTGCGGGAAACCTCGTCGTCGATCGAGTGCTCCGAACCAAGCCTCATCCAACTTACGAGGCCGGCGATCGCACTGGTCGCTTGCCCGAGATGCTGCCACTCGACTATGCCGCCTTCAATTCTGCATTCAGCGGCACCGCTTTGAATTCAACCGCACAGAGCCCTGCGCCCGGGAAAGGCCCTGCTGCGTCTCCTTCCAATCCGGGCAGCACCCCAGCAGGAAAGGCTGTTAAGCAATGAGTGATTACGAAGAATACGAAACCACCAACCAATCCGTTGATCTCACGTCGTTCGATGATGATTTCGCAACCGCGGAAGCACCAGAGTATGACGAGGTCCCCGATGGCAAGTATCAGGCTCGTATCGAGTCAGTGAAACTTGAGAGTAGTCAAAAAGGCGACCCGATGATCAAGTTCGATTTGGAAGTGCTGTCTGGCTCGCAAGCCGGCCGGCACATCTTCAAGAACTCGGTCATCACGCAAGCATCGATCCCTTATGTGAAAGGCGATCTGAAGACGCTAGGCCTGCAACTCTCCAAGTTCAGCGAGCTGTCCCGGCGACTTGAAGAACTGCTCGATGTGACCTTGGAAGTCACGAAGCGGACTCGCGGTGACTACACCAACGTCTACTTCAATCGACGCATCAAGCTAGCAGCAGACATCAGCAGTCCAATCGCTGACGCAGGTCTGCCGTTTTAGTTGAAGAGTTCGTTTTCATTTATTCAGATCGTTGGCGTGCGTGAATCACGGCAATTGCAAAACTTGTTCGTCGCTGATCGCGGCGCCGACGATCTTACATTACCTCACTTTTGATTTCGCAACCTGGCGTGCAATTCATCCCAAGGAATACCCTCGGTTGGATTGGCTTCGTACTCTTTGAGTCGTTCGTCCAAGACAAGCTTATGTTCTTCAGAAATGGGAAATGTATCCTCTGCAATGCTATCCCAAATGAACGTCACAAGTTCGAGGCGATCATCGACAGACATAGCGAGTATTCTCGCTCGAAGTGCATCTTCAGACATAGCTTATCTACCCAATAAGTTCTCGAGTCAGTGTAGTTGATCTATAGAGTACCACAAATCGGTTTCGAACTCAGGAGTCCTCGTGTCAATTGAATTCAAACTCCCGTATCCCCCCTCGGTCAATCACTACTTCAGCTATTACCAAGGGCGTCCCGTTTTATCCAAGGATGCACGTACCTATCGACACCAAGTACGCCGCATTGCAATCGCCAAAAGCATTAAGCCGCTGATGGGGCCGATTGCGATCCGCATTGATATCGCACCACCCGATGATCGGCGTCGCGATTGTGACAACGTTCAAAAGTCTGTTCTCGATGCATTGCAGCATGCCGGCGTCTTTTGGGACGACTCGCAGGTTGTTTGGCTCCTATCCATCAAACATGAATCCCAACCGAAGGGCCAGATCAAAGTGCAGATTGTTGACGCCGAATCACAAACACTTTCTTACGCAATGGAGAGCGCTTAGCCATGTCGCAACTCACCCGTTTCAGTCGCCCAATCATTCGACATTTGCCGAGCCTCAATCTGGTTATCCGTTTCGATGAGTCGGGGATTTCCGTCCGCGCTTATCGCTGCCGCAAATGGAAAAGCGTCACATGGGCGCAGCTCGCGTCTCTGTCTGATGACTCGATGCCAGTAGTCAAAGCGTGCGAGGTCAAAGATGGACTACGAATGTTGAAAGCTCTTGGTGCGACCATCGCCAGCGAAGGAAGCGAGGTCACTCCCAAGCAATGACAAACGTACCTTCCAATATTAAGCTTGAACAGATCCCGCTATCGTTGCGATCGACTCCGCAGTGGGTTGCGTGGCGATACATCACTCGCGATGGCAAGCAAACCAAAGCGCCGGTGTCGCCCCATGATGGCAGTCTCGCTGATTCAACGTCCGGAAACACCTGGGGAACATTCGAAGACGCCGTCGAAGCATTTCAGAGTGACAGTTCGCTTGCTGGCGTCGGATTTGTCTTCACGGCCGATGATCCCTACTGTGGCGTTGATCTCGATAACAGTATTGACGCGGAGGGCAACATTAAACCGTGGGCTGTGGACCTACTGGCCAAGCTGGATAGCTACGCCGAGGTCAGTCCGTCGAACCGAGGGCTCAAGGTCTTTATCAAAGCCAATAAGCCTGGGAAACGTTGCCGGAAGGCTCATCACGATGGTGGAATCGAGATCTACGATCGTGATCGCTTCTTCACAGTAACGGGCGAGCGTCTCCAGGAATACCCCAGCGACATCAATCTCCGCCAGCAGTCGCTCGACCTTGTGTATGGATCCGTCTTTGGAGGCGATGAACCAGGTTCGGCCGTATCTCCCAATCGTGGACCATCACCTCCAAACGACGATAGAGTCTCAGTCGCACTTAGCGATAACGAGATTATCGAACTCGCTTGCAAGAAACCTCGCACCGGCGATAAGTTTCGATCGCTGTGGGATGGCAACTGGAATGACCATTACAACTCGGCCAGCGAAGCGGACTCTTCGGTCGTATTCACGTTGGCTTATTACACCAAAGATGCGGCACAGATTGATCGCATCTTTCGACAATCAAAGCTCATGCGATCCAAATGGGATCAATTGCATGGCAGCGAGACTTACGGTGCAACAACGATCGCGAAGGCGCTTAGTAAGGTCACCAAACAATACACGCCGAAGAAAAAGCGACCTAATTCGCAGAGAAGTCAGCCACCAGCAAATCTCGGCTTTCCAAAGTCTGCTATCGACTGGAACTTCAAAAGCGATCAGACAGAGAACGCAATGGCCGTTGAGTTCATCGACGGCAACCAAGCCAAACTGCGATACGTTCCGTCTTGGAAAAAGTGGCTTGCCTGGGATGGGAAACGTTGGAAAGTCGACGTAGATACGAGCAGAACCACGCGGTTGGCTAGGAGACTCGTTCGCAACTACTGGGATCGTCTACAGCACGTTCAGTCTGAGAAGCAACAGAAGGAATGGGCTGACTTTTGTCGCTGGGCCAATCGAAAGACCACAATCGAGAATGTCGTATCGCTCGCCCGCTGCGATGCAAGAACGACGATTGATCACGAGTTGTTGAATCAGAACACTTACTTTCTGAATTTGCAGAACGGAACTCTCGATTTGTCCACATGGGAGTTTCGCGATCATCGCCAGACGGACTCGATCACGCAGATTGCAAACGTTGCTTACGATCCCAAAGCGGAATGTCCTAAGTGGCGGGCGTTCATCGATCTGATCTTCGGTAGCGATGATGAAGCCAAACGATACATCCAGGCGTTGTTGGGTTATTCGTGCTCTGGCGATGTCGGCGAACATATCCTGCCAATCTGCTATGGCTCTGGTGCCAATGGCAAGTCGACCCTGTGGAATGCAATCGTCGAGTTGCTTGGCGACTATGCCATGCTGGCTCCTAGCAAGCTTCTACTGGGCACGACGAATGAACACGACACAGTCATCGCGTCTCTCTACCAGCGGCGTTTAGTGGCCATCAGCGAGCCCGACGAGGGTTCAAAGCTACGCGAAGCCCGCGTCAAGGAACTAACTGGCGACGAGCAGATCACTGCCAGGCGGATGCGTGAAGATTACTGGAGCTTTCGCCGGACGCATAAATTCTGGCTTAGTACGAACCATCTGCCCCAGATCAACGGTACCGACGAAGGCATCTGGCGACGCATCAAGCTCATTCCATTTCGCGTTGACCTCCGGAAGGTTACCGAGCCCATCCCGGACTATCACAAATCGTTAGTGCGTGAGGAAGGTCCAGGCATTCTGAACTGGCTGCTTGCGGGGTTCAGGGACTGGAAGGCCAACGGGTTCATTGAGCCTCAATCGGTCATCAACGAGACCCAGTCGTATCGCGGTAGTTCCGACGAACTCGGTCGCTTCATAACGGACTGCTGCGATGTATCTCCCGAGCTCGTAGTCGCTTCGTCAGAGCTCTTTGATGCCTACCGAGTATGGGGTGGCGACATGAGCCAAGTGCGTTTTTCGAAGCAGATGCAGACCCGTTTTGCACACTCAAAACGCACGTTCGGAAGGTACCGAAACAAACAGGTGTTTGAAGGCATATCTTTGTCAGAAAGTGATGAAATTGCGCAACTCAATGACTAATCAAAAACCCTCCAAAACATTGGGATTTTGTAGATTGCGCCGGCTTGTGGTGGGTCACTTCGTTATCTTCCATATGCGTGCGCGCATGGAAATTAACAAAAGTACCCGACGCACCTGGCGCACTGGGCTCAAAAGCGACTCGTTTCGAACTCACGGATGTAGCCATCGATCGACGCTGAACATCGCTTCGGAACTTCGCGACTCCAGCCTGCGTTCGAGTCTCGCACGACGTTGCGCACTGACGCAAGATCTCTCGCAAGCTGCCCAATGCGTCGCCTCTCGCACTCATCGCGTCAGTGGGCCAACAGTGGCCCCCACAACGCGTCTGCCACTATGGCACTCGCAAGCCCCAAACGATGGGTCCTCCCCCA